TCTAACTGTGAAGCCATTTGTTCGGCAGGAGAGTGTGTTATTTTTTTATCTTTTAGAATTAGCTCTCTGGAGATATCTCCAACCGTCCTTTTTCTTTCTCCTACTTTATCCATTATGCACCCTTATTTTTTATTAATATTTCACCTATAAACACTGACCCAGCTTTCAAAAAATATCCGACAGAGCAAAGAACTATCAAAACTTCACCCTGCCGGCATAGGAGAAAGACGAGGTAAGGCTATTTGTTTAATACAGGTAACAATTCATCATAGCCCGCATTCGGTCTTGCTTTAGGAGACTTTCCTGCCTTTTTGTGCTTTTGCTTTTTCATGTTGCCGGGGGTACCCAAAATATTAAAAGCTATTTTGGTAGCCCTTTTATCACTTCTTGGCATTATAGGCATTTTAGTATTTTTCTGGTTGCTTGTTTTTTTTCTTCTTAGAGTTGTCTTTACTCATTTGACTATCTATTCCACTAATACCATCGTTAATCATTTCGTCTGAATAACCTTGGCCTTCAGGGTATTTTTTAATAATTACCTGTTGTGGAAGATTAGCCATCTCAGAATAATTTGAACTAATCATTTCTCCGCCGTAAAACTTCTTTGCCATTCCTGACCCTTTCTTTGGAAACTGTAGGCTATTGCCCACAAAGGATTAACCTTCTAACCGCATCCAGCAACCACTGCTGGAATCCTTTATAAACCTTTAACTATATCTTCCCGCATCTGTCCAACTTTACCGGCAAGAGCATCCTCCTGAGGCGCTTCGCCTACCTGTGAAACTTCCTGCTTTGTTTGTACCTGCGTTGAAAGTTTTATCATCTGTTCAAGTTGATTAATGTCTATTGTATCAATTTCCTGTATAGCTTTCACTAAGTTTAACAAACTAGCAGTTCTGTCTTTAGAGGCTTCTGCTCTACGTTCAACTGCAAGCGCTTGATTCTCCTTAATTCTGCTTAACCTCTCTAAGCCAAGGCCCTGGTCCGCAACGGCTCTAGATTGCGCAAGATTTGTTCTAGCTTCCTGTTCTTGCAGTGCGGCCTGTGTTTGCATTTGCTGAGCTTGCTGTTCTGCTTGCTTTTGTTGCGCAATAGCATCAGTAAGTTCTTTCTTGTTTTGAATCGTAGCAGCTTCTATTAATACATCATCTGGAATAGGAATACCAGATTCCCTCAGTTGTAATAGTTGAGCAAACTGCATTTGTTTTTGGGTAGTCGTATTAAGCCCTTCCTCAACAGCAGAATCATATTTACCAAAAGCCTTGTGATAAAACTGTGCAGAAGGCTCCTCTTCAATAATTCTTTTAACCTTACCAGGAGCAAAGTTTGTTTGAACGACCTCAAGTATAATCTTACCTAGAAGCTTCTGCGAATAATCAAGGTTATCAAACAAACCCTGTAAGGTTGTTAGTCCAGCACCCTGCCTTAGCATAGATAATATACCGGCCTTATCATCCATAGCTGAACCTAAAAGCTCTTCATTAACGCCTGATATCTCCTGCACTTCTCTTGCTAGCAACTCCGAAAGTTGAAACATAGATGGTGGCAGCTGAGGTGGAAGAATACGCTCAACATCAGTCATTTGAGCATCTTCTTTTAATGCTAAGCCTCTACCCTGACCATTAAGAAAAACATCCTTAGGATTAACTAGAGCATTTTCCTTATACTTCCATCCAGAATTTATCTGACTCTCAAGAATATCTAGCTCAATAACTTTACGCCTGTTGTATAAGTATTGGGCGTCTCTTAATCCTCTTACAACACCCTGTATTCTCTTATCAAAGTGCGTAATACTTGGATTAAAGTACCCTAAAACAGGAACAAACGGATAATTGTCTATACCTAAAGGATTAGGCCCATCGTACATAACAGTGTTCTGCACCACTATTGCAACTTTTACCGTAGGAATTGTTTGATCTAGAATTGTAATCTGCGGATACACTCTAAGAAATTCATCTAGAGCGGCTTTATCTTCAGATTTCCACTCAAGGGCCTCACCTGTTTGAGTATCAACAAGCATTCTTTGTGTTCTATAATCTCTATAGTAAAACTCATCGTATGTAAGTAGATTTTTTGTGCCAATGTTATAAGATTCTGGCAGAAATTCAAATTTACCATCCCTAGCGTCACCACTTTGAAAGCTCATGATCTCGTCTTCCCTGTCAGGCAGCAGAGAGGCTACTTCTTTAGCTGTTAGAAAAGAGCGTTTCCATATTGCATTGCAATCAGAAAGATCAGGCTTCTTAAAATAAGGATCCATTAAGAAACTATTATAGCTACAGTTATCTACCTTAATATCGCCGGAGATAGGATCTGAACGATAATCAGTCCAAACCTGCAAAAGGTTCATACCTGTAACTAAAGCACCGTGAAAAGATTCTGATATTGTATTTAGTACGCCTTCTTGCCCATTCAACCAGTACATAATTTTTGTAAACTGATCAGCGGTTTGCGCATCTCCATTTTCTACCGGAGTAACAATAGTAGACTTCCTGTTCCTGCGCTGATGCCCACTTATCATATTAACTACGCGTCGTATGCGATTAAAGTTAAACTGCTTTCTTTGTGCTAGTGGAAGAGCGCCGTAAAGCTCATGCCACAATGTTTGATCACCAGCCTCAAATCTAGTGTCTGTATCAGCCTCAGCCCAGAAAGATTGGTTAATCGTTATACTGTCAGCATAAAACTTATTCATCTTCTCCAGGATGGCTTTATTGTTTTCAGTATAGAACTTTGGATCTGGTTGAAATAAGGACATATTTTTAACCCTCTATTCTGCTTTTTTTAGATCTTCTATTACTTTCATCTTCTCTTTTGGAATCAACTTTAAACCCTCATCGTCGTCAGGATCAATAATAAAGATATCTATATCTACATCTTTAATATCTACATCAACACCATAAGATTCTTCGGTGGTGCAGTTACTGTAAGTCTTGGTTTTACTAATGTTACATGATTTCAACATGAACAAAATAATAAATGATGCTGTTGCTGCTATCACAATATTAATAAATACACGACTAGACATGCCTCTTCCTCCTAAATAATTACTATAATGATACCATACTACAAAAAGTATAATTAATTTATAAAGAGACTGTTTTTTTATAAATCTAACTTATTCGTCATAACATTACCCCTACCTAAAAAATGGTGGTAACTGGTCGTCACCATACACAGCCTTTCTGTACCTATCCTCTAACTCTTCGGCTGAAAGCCCATCCCTAGTCTTAGGTAAAGAAATACAGAGATATCTGAGACAATCTGCACTGTGGGACGCCCAATCATGAAGAGGTCGCTGCTTATATACTTTCTTCTTGGAGTCATACTCTTGCCTATAATTACTTATGGCCTTGATTAGGGTTTCACACCTTACTTCATCAATCCAAATTCTAGAAAATGCAGAACGTACGGCTTCAATCCCATCTTCTATTGAAAGACTAGGAGCCACCGTGAACTTTATTCCAAGCTGACGAGCTTTTTCGATACGCGTCATCCCTGAACCAAATTCTTTTACTTTAATATCGTGAGGGGCTATATGTTTTCCATAGATATAGTCTTTTTGGTTTAATACCTTAACGTAATGCTCAAGACCCTCCTTAGAGTTTTCATAATAGTCTATCAACCTTACAGACTTACCGATTACCTGAAAAAAGATAATTGCTGTTGTATCCCTAACACCAATATCCCACGCAGTGTGAACCTTAAACCCAAGTTCGTATGGAACAACGCCTATTTGCGAGTTAAGACGCATCCTATCTAGATATTTGGAGTAATAAGAACCTTCAACACCAAGATCAAACGATGTAAAGTACTCCTGCTGTATAAGATCTTCAGACATTAAACCTTCTTCTCGCTCTTTTTCTATTTCCTTGTGCGGAATATGTCTCGTATCATCCAGTGTAAGCTTATAGCTAAACCAGTCCGGATGGTTCTGCGCTATTTGATAAAGTTCCCAGAAGTGATTTCGCCCCCTGGGCGTATTGTGGCTCAGGAAGCCGCCTGAGAAGAACGAATGTGTGGATGGTACGACGAAGTCGAAGACTTCAGATGTTGATGCCTCAATACTTGCTACGGGAGAGAAGAATAAGAATTCATCTAGTAGTGATTTTACATATTTACAATTATATCTCTCATAAAGGTTTACAAGCTTACGTCTAGTTATCCTGCAGGGATTTGTAATATCACTTTTTAAGGGTTTAAAAGTAAGCTTAGAGCTGTCTACTGGATAAACATTCCCTGATTCTTTCCTAGACTTATCTGGAACGTGTTTATAGTTCTCTTGCTTTCGTTTTAATCTAAAACCTATTTGAGTATAAAACTTATGAGCAAAGTAGCCTGTTATTTCTAAATTATATATCGTACTATGAACCTTCACTCTTTGGGTAGGAGCCTTTTCTTCTTTTCTATAGCAAGAACATATACCAAAGCTTAAGAGCACAACCTGAAGGTCTTTTATAAAATCTTCACAAACAGATACAAATTTTATACACCCATTTTTAAATTGATTTGAATTACTTGTACCATCACCATCGAAAAGTCCCTGCAAAAATGCTCGCAACTGTTCTTTGGTGCATTCAAACAACTTCTCTGGGAAAGTTTTGTTTTTTGCCCCATGCTTAAATCCAAGCCACTCTAAGAACCCTACAAACAACCTTGAACCGTATGAATAATGAATCTTGTCTTTACCGTAAAACTTAAATCCATACTTAAGCAAAAAATTTTGAATAGGAAGATCTTTTTTATTTGTTACCGTAACCTTATGCCTACAATATGATCCATCGGCATGAATTAAACCTAAAAGATAAAATAAATCCAAATTAGCTATATCTATTGGAAAACCATTCCTATGCCTTACGCTTGAATCAAAAGATCTTAAATCCAACCCTTCACCGAAGACTTGTTGATTATACTGAATAGGTAACAAATCCCCAACTTTGACATCTCTTGCTTGTATCCATTTAGATCCATTCCATAAAGGATGAATCGGTGTACACTCTACCTCATAACCAGAAGCAAGCTTTATCTTCAGAGTCTTTTGTCGACCGCCATAGTAAAAATCGGTAGCATTATTAAAGCCACCCAAACCGTATATGGGCGCATTGAGATCTGAATATTCTTCTCTTGAATTAGAAACATCTTTTATTCTCTTAAATCCATCCTTGGTTATAACTAAAGTCTCTGGAGAAACGCATGATATAAATAAAGCCCACCCGTCGTTAGCTGCTAAAATAGGACGAATAAATTGATATGCCTTAGGATCTTGGATGGCGTATTCAGAGAAAATACACCCATAAGGGTTAGTACCGACGATACTATTACCGGACCAGATTTCCCTGCCCCCCCTCCTTACTTTTATAACTCCAGAGGGGACTGAAACGCAATAAACTTTTCCATTATAGTGTTCTTTTGTTATATGGGTTTGCTTAGAATAGCCAAACCTTATTGAGGATGCCTTCTTAATGATAACCTCAAACAGTGTGTTTTTATTCAAAGTGTTAATAATAGAGGTATAACCAGCCTTAACACAAATCTCCTGAACATCGTCTGCAAAAAACTTGGAGTTTGTTAAACAAGTTGTCTGTGTCTTCTTAATCTTAGTTTCGGAAAGAACCTCAATAAGTTGAATTAGGTACTTAGCAGATAAATCTTTTATATACTTAGGTATGCGTTCACCAACCTTAGAAAAATATTTATATAAATGTTCATCCAGAATGCGATAAACACCAGATCCATCGGTGCTATATCTAATGTTTGCCAATTCAATAACATCAACAAGTATCTTAGTCGCAGCAACACCGTCTGGGTTAAATTCAAGATAACGTATGGCACTATCTTCATGCTTAAATACCCTTCCACAAGTCCAAAACAAACCTAAAAGGGAAATTAAATGCTCTGTCTTGATGTTCTTATCTTTATAATTGGCAAAATTGAAACATTCATCATCGTTGCCAGACCACAGGCATGTAGCCGGGGCCTTATCATACCTGCCATTTAACTCTGTGACTTTTCTAAATTTGAAATCCTTATAGTTGCCTGAAACATAAAATCTATGGGTTGGGGTAACCAAGAAATCTATATTGTTGCTGAGACCACGATACATGTCACCTTCATAGTGTTTATCTACGTAAGCAGTAGGCAGATCATAAACAAGGTGGCCATCTTTCAACGTTGCC